TTCTTTGACAAAGGTGGCTTCTTCATAGCTAATGTCAATGTCAATGTCAACCCTGCAATGCATCCCGGGCTGTAACATCTTTTCTGTATGGTTAAGCACATCGCTTAACTTAAACACTCTGTACTTGGGTTGATCGGGCCAGCTGTGGAATTCTGGCTCTTTGCCCCACTCTAAGATCATTACACCCCTATCATCGTCTCCTGCATCCGCATAATTATGTGGGAAACAGTTTCCAATATAGGTGATATTCTTAGATGTCTGTCGTTTATGAAAGTGCCCACTGAATACGTGATCAAATCCGGTAAAATGTTCGCTCTTAACATTGCCGTGATCGGGCATCTGAACCATAGCATTCATATAAAAATGCGGCAGCTCAAAGTGCCCAAACATATATCTGCCAGTTAGCTTGGGTATGCGTTTATGATCATCGGCAACTAGCCAAGGAGCAATAACCACATCACCGGCATTGAACCAATCGTTGCAAATTTGTACGTTAGGAAGATGCCGTGCCCACTCAACTGACTGTACATCTCGCTTGTCGCGATAGTACAAATCGTGGTTGCCGGGAATAAAATAAACTTGACTAAAATTGTCGTTTAAATGTTCCAGCGCCCTGAGGCTATACGATAGTGTAATTATGTTTATGGACGCCCGATTGTTGTGCCAGTCGCCAAGAAAGAGTGCGGTGTCGCACCCTTCCTCTTTGGCTTTGGCAGTGGCCCATTTAACAAAATTTAAACAATCTTCGTTGTGTAGCTGACTGTTTGATTTAAGTCCAAAGTGAATGTCCGTAAAAACGGCAGCCTTCTTGAATAAGTTTGTCATCTATATAGTATAGCAGGTTGTCCTACTAGAAATCAAATTTAATTTACTCGTCGTGGTCGTAGTGCCCACCGCCGCCCATACCCTGTCGAGTATAACTAGGAGTCATATTATTCATTTCTAAAATATCATCACGTAGATTTTGATTACGCTTTTCGATGTTTAATACTCGAGTAAAGCTGTTAGTAATAGCGGCAGTGTAGTAGGCAAACGGGTTTGCCGACTTTGATTCGTCAAACTGTAGTCCAATTTGGCTAAGTTGTAGCAATGCTTGGCTACGCATTTCGTCATTGTATGTGTAACCCCGCCAGTTTGACCTAGTGGCATACCGCTCGCATAGCTTCATAAACATATGGGCTAGTTTTTTAGTCATTGCACCGTGGTCTCTGCACCATACCCCGCTGTCCAAATCGCCTTTCCAATGGCTTTTACCCACACAAACTGGTTCGCCTTCGTCGTTTACTTTATAGTGGTGGAACGGTGGAAAATTACATTTTACATATTTGGTAGGAACAACGACTTCTTCATCGTATTCTGTTAGAATAACTTCGTTTTCTTCTTCCTTTAGTGCTTTGGCAGTCTTACTAAGATCAACTGGCACGTGATCCCAGGTCATTACTCGAAACACTACATCTGTGTCTTTGATTTCTTTTAACTTAACTTCAAACTCTTCGAGCTTTCTCTTTTCGCCAGTTGCGGCCAGTGCTTCGTCGAATGCCAGCTTGGTTAAACGATCTGCCCTGTTTTGTCTGGCTTCTTTGATATTCTTTTTGTTAATCTGTTTTAATTCGTGAATAATCATATCATAATCACAGAACTCAGGAGATGTGTACGAGCAGTAGGTAGTTTTACTTCGATGTATCTCCTTTAAAATATCTTTGTTGTTTAGGTAATTGTGTTTCATCGGGGTCCTTATAAACTAAGCATATATTACACTGAATAAATATAAAAAGCAAGAGGTTTAACTATGGATTTTAGCTGGGACAGTATTAAAACGGGAATCGGAAGCGCAGCCAGTAAAGTTGGCAACGTATTAGATCCCAGTAACGCACGACTAAGCATAGCCGGCCTATTAAAAGGCGGCCGTCGTGTGCCCGAAGCACCATACGAAAAAAGAATTGATTTTGTTAGCCAAAACAACTCTCCGGTTGGTCTTAAAGACGATTGGAAAGTGCGTGTTAGCGTAGGGGAAAGTAGTGGCATTTTTTATAATGGTACAGGGGATGTTGGTGTACTTGCTCCATTAAAAAGTACTCTAGGAGTAGTTTTTCCTTATACTCCTACAATTAGTACAAACTTCTCAGCTGACTATAGCTCAGTAAAGCCAACTCATAGTAACTATCCGTCATTCTTTTACGAATCAAGTCAGGTACAGGAAATTCAACTCAGTTGCCCATTCACGGTACAAAACTACCAGGAAGGGCAATACCTACTAGCTACTATTTATTTTTTTAGAGCTTGCACAAAAATGTTCTATGGATCGGGCGCCAATGCCGGAAACCCACCACCAATAGTTTTTTTAAATGGCTACGGAAGTCATTACCTGCCAAATGTACCTTGCATAGTCACTGGCTTCACACACACAATGCCAGACGAAGCAGATTATTTAGAAGTTCCGATTGGAACAGCACCAGATGGCCCGCAACAGCTTGGATTTGGTTATGATATGAGTGATGCTACTACGCAACAGCCGGGCCCACAGATTACAAGACTACCAACCTACAGTGATATACAGGTTAGATTACAACCTGTTTATAGTAGGAATCGTGTTGCCGAGTTTGATTTGGAAAAATTTGCTCAAGGCAACCTACTAGATAAAGGCTTTATCTGATGGCAACTTATTCCAAATCAAGTCCGTACTATGCTACGGGATCTATGGGATCATTTCTAGATCTATTAGAGTACAGAGATATTCCCAAAAACTCCAATGACGTGGAGTATGAGATTGATGCAGTTTACAAATATCGACCCGACCTGCTGGCCTATGACCTTTATAGCAATGCTGGACTTTGGTGGGTGTTTGCAGTACGCAATCCCAATGTTCTTAAAGATCCATTGTTTGATTTTTCTCCCGGCACTATTATTTTTATTCCAACAAAAGAAACGCTAGTGGCCACGTTAGGATTATAATGGCAAACGGACAAGTTCAAATTAAATTAGCCGCAGAGCGCCGAGCTAGGGAGCAGGCAGCGTCGCAGACTGCTGAGTCTTCATTTACCAACGTTGACCCGATGGGCAACTATGTTGGCGGCTATGATGAATTAGCACCCGAGACAGAACGGAAACTAAAATTAGCAAGCCAGGCAAGAAGTAATTTTGCAAGCCAGGACCCAAGAAGATTGGACATTGGCGACGGCGGAAAAGCGGCAATAGCAGCCACAGTGGCACAATCGGAACGACGTGACGCTGCCGCGGCAGCCGAAGAACAACGAAAAGCGGCAGAGGAAGCAAAAAAGCCGGCAGTAGTAGAGCAGGTCAGACCAGTTATTACCAGCTTTCCACCACAAGACAATCCATTATTTCAATACGCTGACTACACCTACAATTTAAGTTTGCACGTTATACCACCAAGCAAGTACAATGCATTGGCAACAATTCCTGGATACATTTATACCAATGATGACAACACAGTATTAATAGCCAGTGGCGGTAGACGCAATGATAGTAATTTCACACGTCATACAAAGTTTAAACAAGATTTTTATTTTGAAAATTTAAAGTTTACTACAATTGTTGGATTGAACAACAAAAGTAGAAATACCAATAGTATTGATCTCAGCTTTACTATAATTGAACCATATGGTGTTACTATGCTAAACCGTATGCGAGATCTAATGGACGAGTTAGATGTTAACAGTTGGATGCAATTGCCTTTTATGCTACAGATAGATTTTGTAGGCAACACTGACCAAGGAGAAGTGATGCACCCAATACCGGATACTACCAAATATATTCCCGTTAGGTTAATTGGTTGCAAGATTAAGGTCACTAACAAAGGCGCAGAATATCAATTACAGGCAATTCCGTATAGCCATCAAGCGTTTAACGAGTCATCTGCAAGCACACCGGCACAGTTTGAAGTCACTGCCAAGACCATTGCTGATTTTTTTAGTTCTAGTGGAAATGCAGGACAAGCAGACAATGTTATATCCACAGGAAATGCACTAGCTGAACGTAGAGAAGCTCTGTCTAAAGAATTAAAAGATGAAAAGTATAAGACTCCTGACGGAAAAAGAGAAGCAGAAAAGAAAAGTAAAGAATTTTTAGCAGTGCAACAGGGAGTAAGTAGCACAGGCTACGTAGTCGGCAGCTATAGCGCCGCAATAAACAGCTTTCAGAAACAACTACAAGCTAATAAGCAAACACAACATCCTGAGATTTATGAGTTTAAATTTCACAAAGATTTTGAATCATCAGAAATTGTTATTCCAAATAAAGTAGAAGCCAGGAATACCAAGATGATTGACCCTACCACCAAGGCAGCAGTGGCAGCTATCAGGGCACAAGGGGGGATATCTACTGCTGGTATAGATATGACCAGCGAAAGATTTAGCATCAATGCAGGCACAAATGTTGTTGAAGTAATCAATATGGTTATGCGGGCCAGCAAATACATTAGAGATCAAATACCTGATCCGGCAACAGATGCAGTGGGTGGTGGGCAAGCGATTGCAGACAAACTTAAAAGACCGATTAATTGGTATAAAATTACTCCAGTGATTACCATTGGAGAATTTGATTTCAAGCGTGATTGCTACAGTAAAAAAATTACATATCACGTAGAGCCTTACACTTATTATAATACTAAATTTAGAGATGCACCACAAAAACTACCCGACAGCTACAGCAAATCTTACCAATATATGTATACTGGTAAGAATAGAGATATTATTAGTTTTGACATTGACTTTGACACAATGTTTTATACTAAAATAACTGCTGATCGAAGTAAAGCACAAAAAGATCGTACACAACCGCAGGCAGAGCAGTCGCAAGAAGATAACACAAACGCACCAAATCGTCCAAAACGTATAACCAATAATGTGGTAGTACCGGTCGCTGGGCAAGCTGGTGCACCAAACCCGGCCAGCGTGGACAGTAAGTCGGTGTTGGTCAATGATTTAACACAATCAATGATGAGCAGTAGTCGTGGTGATATGATCAATGTTAAATTAAAAATTGTAGGCGACCCAGAATTTATTAAACAAGACGATGTTTACTTCAACCCAACTAATAATCCTAGCCAACCTAACAAACGGTATGATAAAAATGGCAGTTTGATATTTGATGTCAGCGAAATTTTTGCATTGATTAAATTTAAAACGCCAGTGGATTTTAATGCTGAAACAGGATTAATGGAATTTGAAACCTGGGAAACATCTGTGTTCAGCGGCATTTACAAAATCATTACGGTAGAGAATGAATTTAGTCGAGGACAGTTTGTACAAACATTAGATTGTATCAGAATGTTTGATCAGCCCGATTACGATATTGTTCAACCGACACCCGACGACGGAAAAAAGAAAGCTCAAGAAGAACGAGCTCCGGAAGTTACCACATTAGAAGAACAAAAGAAACAAGAAGAGCCAGCACAGGAGTCAAGAAATATGACATTTGGCGAGGCCTTTAAACAAGCTAGAAAAGATTACGGTGGCGCAGGTGGAGTCTTTACTTGGAATGGCAAGCAATATCAAACAAACATAGTTGGCGAAGATTATGTGTCTAAACCAAAGTCTGTTTATAACGATAGCAGAGATCTAGGCAAAGTTGCAGTTACTCAACAGGCCAAATTAAAAGCCGACATAGCCAGCGCACCTACAGAAAATATCAATGACGGCAACATACAAGATTATGGATTGGGTTAATCGATGGGAATGGATAAAAGACTAGGCCGAGAAGTATCGGACACATATAAAAGAGAATCGTCGGGCCTAAAGTTAGACTCTGGTCCTTTTATTGGCAAAGTAAAAAATAACTTAGACCCCACACGTGGCGGACGCCTGCAGGTATATATTCCAGACTTAAACACTGGCAATGAAAACGATCCTGATAATTGGAGAACAGTAAGTTGGGCAAGCCCATTCTTTGGCACAACCAGTCAACCCGATACCAACAAGCAAAACTCGTTTAAGAAAGTTAGGCACAGCTACGGAATGTGGATGGTCCCACCAGACATTGGCAATTTAGTGTTATGTACATTTGTACTGGGCGATCCTAACAGGGGTTTTTGGTTTGCCTGTATTCCAAACCAGCTTGGGCACCATATGATTCCCGGCATTGCCGGCAGTATCAATGTAGACGCTGGACAGATAAGCGATCCCAAAGTTAAATCCGGTTATAAAAACAATCCCACAGTGGTCAGTGAGTTTAACGAAAACGACGAAGCAATTGACTGGGCTAATTTTATTAACTTAAAAAAGCCCATACACGAAGAACAACTTAAGATATTAATCAAGCAAGGGCTAGATGAAGATTACATCAGAGGAATTATTTCCAGCTCAAGTCAACGCGAAACTCCTAGTTTTGTATTTGGTATAAGCACACCCGGGCGCCCTGTCAATGATCCTGCAGAAGATCCCAACTATAAAGAAAAGTTACAGTCCGGGGACTTAAAAGAAAGCGACTATGCAGTTTCTGCACGTAAAGGTGGCCACCAGTTTGTAATGGACGATGGTAACTGGCAAGGCAAAGATCAATTAATAAGATTACGCACTGCCGGCGGGCACCAGATATTAATGAATGACAGCGAACGTGTGATGTACATAGCCAACGGTGACGGCAGTGTATGGATGGAGTTCACAGGACCCGGGCATATCAACGTTTACTCTGGATCTGGTATTAACATTAGAACACAAGGTGACTTAAACCTACACGCTGATAAGAATATTAATATCAATGCTGGGGAGAATATCAATGTAGCCGCCGGCAAAGAAATGACTACCCTTAGTCCGACTGTTAAATTTAATGCCACAGGCGAAATGCTGTTGTTTGGCGGTGATGTAAAAGTTGGCAGTTCTGGCCCAATGTCCTTTGTCAGTTCGGGCACAGCCAATTTGAATTCTGGCGGATCGTTGCATTTAGTGGGCAGTAACATTACGTTAAACGACGGTGGCGGTGCCACAGTTAATAGACCTACTCCGTTAAAATACAATAAACTAACTGAAACAGGATACAAAGACGGTAGCTGGGCCTCTGTTGACGGAGGACTAAGCACCATTGTTCCTATTGCACCCGCACACGAACCTTGGGGATTGCATAAAGGAACTGTGTTGGCCGGCGTGACCAGTGGCACAGGTATAAATGGGTCAACGTTTGGGGGTACTACCGGAACCGGCAACGGTGTAACGTCCGGGCCCGCACCAACCAAAGAGATACCAGTAGTGGAATGTAAAGGCGGTGCAATGCCAACAGATCCTGGTCCACAAGCGGCACAAAATGCCGGAGTAAAAAATCCAGTTAACAAAAGCTACTTAAACAGAGCCGATAGCCCATCGCCAACAGAAGGTATAGGACCACTAACACCCGAACAAACCAAAGCATTGATAACACAAATAGGCTGGAACGAAAGCGGTTGGAAGTATAATATTGAAAATCAATACAACTACCTGGGAAAATATCAAACTGGAGCAGCCGCATTGGTAGATCAGGGATACATCAAGCGAGATGCTTACCAATTGTACGGCAATAAAGCAGTCAACTATCCAACTAGCTGGACAGGCAAAGACGGAATCGGCAGTAAAGAATCATACCTGAACAGCGGCGGCGTACAAGAAAAAGTTATGCTCAATCTTTTAAAATCCAACTACAGTACTTTAATAAGAACAGGCGCAATAAAAGAAGGTGATGACCAGTGTGCCATTGCTGGTATGCTAGCCGCTAGTCACTTAATTGGTGCAGGTGGCGCCAAGAAATGGCGACAAACCGGTGGTGGTCAGGATGCCAATGGCACCACAGGCACGGTATATTACAATATGGGACGGTATGCAGTCGATGTACTTGCGGCCCCGGCTACTGCACAGGCTTAAATACTATATGGCAACATACAAAGGATTCAGCACCTATAACAGGGTTAAAAAATTTAAGTTAACTGACTTTGACTTAGTTAAACAAGACCTGTTCAACCATTTTAACATTCGCAAAGGCGAAAAGTTAATGGATCCCAGCTTTGGAACGATCATATGGGGGTTATTATTTGAACCATTTACAGATGAATTAAAGCAATCTGTAATTAAAGACATCAATACCGTTATAAATTATGATCCTAGGATAAACATAGACAACGTGGTAATAGCACAATACGAGTACGGTCTTCAAATTGATTTGGCATTAACTTATGTTCCTTATAACCAAACAGAAACATTGCGAATCAAATTTGACCAAGAATCTCAAACTGCTAGTGTACGCTAATAAACGGCGTACATTTTAAAACCGATAAATATTAAAAACGGGTAATATAGATGGCAATCAATACAAGACAAAACAGTTTGCTGGTAGCAGAAAATTGGAAAAAGATCTATCAGACTTTCCAAGAGGCTGACTTCACTAGCTATGATTTTGAAACTCTGCGTAAGAGTATGATTGATTACATCAAGCTCTACTACCCAGAAGATTTTAACGATTTTACTGAAAGCAGTGAGTTTATTGCTCTAATAGACTTAATTGCTTTTATGGGCCAAGCATTGGCATTCCGTACAGATTTAAATGCTCGCGAAAACTTCATTGACACAGCAGAGCGTAGAGACAGCATTTTAAAGCTAGCACGATTAATCAGCTATAATCCCAAGCGTAACATTTCTTCTAGCGGTTTCTTAAAGATTGAAACTGTTAGCACCACAGAAACACTCTACGACAGCAACGGATTTAATCTAAGCAACTTATCAGTCAACTGGAACGATTTAAGCAACGATAACTGGTTAGAACAGTTTACCACCATTGTTAATGCCGCATTGATCAGCAGTCAAGTAATTGGTAAACCTGGAAATACACAGACAATTAACAGTGTCAGAACAGAAGAATACGGACTTAATTTGATCCCTAATGTTCTTGGCGTGTACAAGTTTCAAAGCGCCATTGAAGGCAACAATTTTGATTTTGAAATAGTAAGCCCTACCAGCATAGCTAAATCATATATCTACGAGCGCACTCCAAGTAAAAACGCACCGTTTAATATACTGTATCGCAATGACAATTATGGAAACACCAGCAATGACACTGGATTTTTTGTTTACTTTAAACAAGGCGCATTGGCTAGCCAAGAATTTACCTTAAGTGACAGTATTCCTAATAGAGTGGTTAATTTTAATTTTAGTAATATTAATAACACAGACGTTTGGTTATACAGTTTAGACAGCAACGGAGAATTAAACGAACTATGGACACAAGTTCCTGCAGTTGGCGGCGTAAACGTAATCTATAACAAGTCTCAAGAGCGTAACCTATATCAAGTTAACACCAAGGCCAACGATCAAATTGATTTGGTATTTGGCGATGGCAGCTTTGCCAACATTCCAACAGGATCTTACAGACTATATTATCGCACCAGTGCAGGCATTGGCTACAAAATTACACCTGATGAAATGAAGGGCGTGGCAATATCCTTTAACTATGTCAGTAGAGATAACAGAGTAGAAACTCTTAACCTACGTGCCAGCTTGCAGTATACTGTAACTAACGCCAGCTCAAGAGAAACTACTGCGGATATTAAACAAAAAGCTCCTCAGCAATACTACACACAAAACCGTATGATCACTGGAGAGGATTATAACATCCTCCCTTACACAACATTTGGTAACGTACTAAAGGCTAAATCAGTTAACAGAACAAGTTCCGGGGTTAGTCGTTATCTGGACGTAATTGATCCAACTGCAAAGTATTCTAGTACAAATATTTTTTGCAGTGATGGCTTACTATACCAAGACAACTACATCCGTGCATTTAAATTTAATGCAAATAGCAGTGGCGAGATATCTAAAGTTATCAACAATAATATTGTTAAAGATATTATTTTAAGTCAAGAACTACAGCATTTTTACTATGCCAATTATCCTCGCTTTCCTGGAGATAACACTACCAGTGTATTAAAAAATATAAACTGGAATTTAACAACTTTTGGTAGCAATACTGCCACAGGTTATTTTGTGTTAAATGGAACTCCGGCTGTCATTGGCGGCGTTGCTAAAAACGAAACTCGATATCTACGTCAGGGTGCCATTATTAAGTTTGTTCCACGAGCAGGATATTATTTTGATACAAGTAATAATATGATTCCTGGTACTGCGCCAATCGGCAGTAATACCAGCATATATGCCTGTGTTACCGTAGTCTACGGTAACGGAACAAACAACGGCACGGGAAATTTAGATGACGGCACAGGTCCAGTTATACTAAATGTTAAAGTGCCAACCGGCGCAGTGATAGCAGAAGTTATTCCTGTTTTTAAGAATGGCTTTACTAGCTTTTACAACGAAGCAATTACTGGACTAATTAAAAGTTTTAAAAACTTTGGTCTGACCTTTGATGTTGAAAAGCAAATTTGGAAAATTATCTCTTCTGAGAATTTAAATACGTCTGGGCAGTTTAGTTTAACCAATCAAAATGATATTAGTGGAACTGGATTAGATGCCAGCTGGTTAATACGTTTTGAATACAATCTTGATGGTTACATTGTCTATTACAGAGGCATCGAATATACCTTTGAAAGTGCCGGCCAAACTGGTTTCTTCTTTGATGATCGTGTCAAGGTGTACGATACTAAGACAGGTACTGTGGTCAATGACCAAGTTACAGTACTAAAAACAAATAGACAGCCAGATTCAAATTTTTCATTGGCGCAAGATTGTTCTTGGAAGATTTATAAAAATAGCGTTGGCAGCGACGGTTATGTGGACAAGAATAAAATATATGTAACTTTTGCCGATTCAAATAACGATGGAATTCCAGATAATCCAGATTTGTTTAAATTGGTAGTTGACCCTACTGTTAATTCTGCAACTAAGTTTGTGTATTTTCAACGTGAAGCAGGATACCAACGTTTTCAAAATTTAATTCCGTTAGATAATAAAACTATTGTTAGTTTGTATGCCACAGCCAGCGACATTGCCGGAGTCAATAATTTATATCTATCAGGGCAACAATTTTATGCGTATGGCGAAAATGCTTTCTACAAATTGAATAGTGATAGAACATTGACAGCGATCACCGATTACACTGCTAGGATTGGCAGACAAGAATTGCAATTTCAATATAGACATAACAGTCCCGATTACCGTCGCATCAATCCAAGCAATACAAATGTAATTGACCTTTACATATTAACTTCTGCATATGAAAGTGCCTACCGTGTTTGGATACAGGATACCAGCGGCGCAACAGAACAACCATATGAGCCAACCACTGACAGTCTAAACGACGAGTTCAGTAAGTTAAACGATATTAAGAGTATCAGCGATACTATAGTCTTTCAGAGTGCCAAGTTTAAACCAATATTTGGTTATAAAGCAAACAACTCGTTACAGGCTACATTTAAAGTGGTAAAGAATCCTTCAATTAGCATCAGCGACAACGACATTAAGACTTCAGTTATTAATGCAATTAACAGTTACTTTGATATTACAAACTGGGACTTTGGTGAAACATTTTATTTCTCTGAGTTAAGCGCATACCTACACAGAGCACTAAGCCCAAATGTTGCCAGTATTATCATTGTGCCTGCTGACGCTGGTACTAGTTTTGGAACATTATATCAAATCAATTGCGAGCCACACGAAATTATCGTTAGTGCCGCAACCGTGGAAAATGTTGAAGTTATTACATCGTTGACGGCTAATCAATTGAACCTAAGCGTGGCATCATTGAATAAAGAAATTTTAATTTAATTGGTAAAATATGGCAACCAGACGAACTCTAGATTTTTTACCAACAGTATTCCAAACCGATACTAACAAAAAGTTTTTACAAGCTACACTGGACCAATTGGTCAGTGAACCAAATTTTGATAGAATTGACGGATATGTTGGCAGACAGTTTGCACCAACTTACAAAGCTAATGATAGTTACATTAGCGAGGCCAATAAAGATCGCCAAAATTATCAACTTGAGCCCAGCGTATTAATCAAAGGCTCTTCTGGCGAAGCTACCTTTTACAGCAATTACAGCGATCTTGCTAATAAGATTTCATACTATGGTGGAGTTACCAACGACCACCGTAGATTGTTTTCCAATGAATATTATACCTATACTGGTTTATTTGACTTAGACAAGTTTGTTAACTTTAGCCAGTATTACTGGTTGCCAAATGGACCTAGTCCTATTGCAATCAGCAGTAAGCCTGTGAGCAGTCAAGCTACGTTTACATTTACTAGAGACGAAGCTAACAATTCTTATACCGTGGCCGGACAGTCCTCGGGTAATCCTGAATTGGTTGTTGCACGTGGCGGTTTTTATAAATTTGTATTGAACCAACCAAACAGCCGTTTCTACATTCAAACCGAGCCTGGTGTATCGGGCGTTAAACGATTGGCGTTGAATACAAGTACCAGAGACATCTATGGCATTACAGCCAATGGAGTTGAGACTGGCACCATTGAATTTACTGTGCCATTGAACAATGTGCAAGACCGCTGGTTAAAAATACCATTGGTTGAGAACGTTGATTATGCCACAGATGCACTCTATCAAGATCTTGTTGGCACTCCAGTTGACGAATTTAAAATTGACGGAAGCAATATTGGGTTGAATGGCAAGAACGTTATTTTCTTAAATCCTGCAGACACTCACAAAGGTGTGTACAGAATAAGATTTGTCAACAATACAATTACATTTGATAAAATTAGAGATATTGATCCTGACAGTCGAGTATATGTTCGCTCGGGGCTAACATACAGCAACAACGAATATTATAAAACAGAAAACAATCAATGGGAAGCAATTCCTAGTCTAACAGCACAACTTGATGTTTTATATTACCAAGATGCAACCAATCCAAATATGTTTGGAAAAATTAAAATCTTGGAAACGCCTGCCGAGCCATTGAATATAGATGAATTGGTCATTGGAAAAACACAGTACACTACACAAGATGGTATACAATTTACCAATGGATTGGTAGTTAAGTTTGATGATTCTGTTTTACCGGCCAAGTATCAAAATAAAACTTATATTGTTGAAGGCGTTGGCAGTAGCATTACATTAGTGGATTTTTCTTTACTGGTATTTCCTGAACCCAATGCACAAGTTAATACAGTTCCCTGGGATGCTGTGCCCTATAGCTCCGGTACATTAGATGAACCGTTCCGTGGTCCGGCAATACCAGATTACTTTACCAGCAATCGTGCCAGCATTGATTTAAACGCCTGGGCAAGACATAACCGTTGGTTCCACTCGGATGTAATTGAATTGAGTGCCAAAGCGAATGGGTCAACGCCGTTGTTTGACCAGGCAGTTCGTGCTCAACGTCCAATCATTGAAGCCGAACCTAATGTTCAACTGTTTCAATTTGGTCGAGTTGGCAAGCGTCCAGTAAACCACATTGATGTAACAACCACTGATGCATTTAATCAAGTACAACATAGTAAATCTCTTTTAGTCAATGGAGTACGACTAAAAGAATTTGATCGTATATTATTTGCCAACGATAAAGATCCATTGGTACGCAGTCAAATTTATACAGTACGTTACCAATTACAAAACGAACCCAGTTATCGTAGTGTTTATGATGGCACCGGCCGTGGAAGTATTACAAGACGCATTGACGGCCGCAATGATTATGTGGAAGTAATTGGCAGTGGCACAGACTTCACGTCGGAATTAGATGCTGGCAGTACACTATATGACGCAGAAGGCAACTACTTAGGTACAGTAACACAGGTTATGTCCAGTACTAGTTTGGGTCTAATAGACACACCCAATACGTTTACGGGAGTTAGTGTTTTCCAATATAGAAATCCCAAGATACAACTTACGCTCGGTGAGGCAGACGATGCTGTAGACAAGTTTGATTGCGTCGTTGCCATAGACGGCGAAAGCAAAGGAAAGACATATTGGTACAATGGAGACACCTGGCAATTAGCGCAACAAAAAAGTGAAACTAATCAAATTTTAAAATTTGATGCTTTTGACAATACTGATACAAGTTTTGGATCGTATAACGGAACAAACTTTACAGGCACTAACATTTTTAGTTATAAGACTGGCTCGGGCAAAATAGACGCAGTGCTAGGACAAGCATTGGCCTATGAAAACACAACAAATAACACTGCCGATTTAGTATTCGATAACAATTTTGATAACGATACATTTACCTACGTTGACGGAACACAACTGCTGACTAAGTCCATCAATTCGGGATACATTAGACAAAACGTCAATGGAACTGAATTTGTTAAACGTAATGTTTGGGCAAAAGTTGTTGAGGATACTAAACAATATCAAATCTTTAGTAAAACTTATACTGGAAAAACCAATCACATTGAAATTGACGTGTTGCCAGAATCTGAATTAGAGGTTCCAACAACAAAAGTTTTTGTCAACAACAAGTTATTGGAAAGCAGCCAATACAGTTTTCAGAAAGTTGGAAAACGTAACACGGTAAAAGTTGTTGCTAGTAAATTAGCAGTTGATGATAAGATAGATGTTTTAATTTACAGTAAGTCTGCATCTAAACTTGGATATTATCAGGTACCGGCTAACCTTGAATACAATAGCCAGAATAAATCTTTTTCCAAGTTAACACTGGGACAAATTCGAAATCACTTGACTGCCACCGGACAAAATACAGATAAGGTGTCGGGATTGGTGCCTGGGCCAAGCAATCTTAGAGATTTAAATATTGCCAGACAGGGCGGCAATATTCTACAACACAGCGCCCCAACAATTTACGCCAGCTTATTTTTAATTGATAAGCAGGCCAATTATGTCAATGGCATTGAGTACGCACGTAGAGAATATACAAAATTTAAAAATAAATTCATTGAACTGGCCAGCACATTGCCTGGCTTGGATTTAGATAATGCTGGCGCCAGTGTAGACATAATATTGTCTAATATCAACGCCATAAAAAATCCTAGCTTTAGTTGGCACTACAGCGATATGGTTCCATACGGCGATTGCCGTATCCTGACATATAAAATTAAAGATACAAATAGCTATCAATTTAAAATTGATTCAATTTTCAATGACAAACAGATACAGAACAGAGCTGTCTTGGTTTATCTAAACAATCAACAGTTAATAAAAGACATTGACTATACATTTGATCAAACCCGTCCTGCAGTAATTTTAAATGAACGCTTCTATCTAACCAATGAAGATGTAATTGAAATTAGAGACTATAAAAACACCGACGGCTGCTACATACCAGAAACTCCAACCAAACTTGGATTACACCCTAAATTTAAACCAACGGTTTATCTAGACGACACGTACAGAGAAGCAGTGGAAGTTATTCAGGGACACGATGGAAGTTTAACTCCTGTGTTTGGCGACTACAGAGATAGTTTCCTACTGGAACTAGAGTTACGTATATACAACAACATCAAAATTGATTGCAAAGTTCACCCTACTAGATACAGCCCCGGCCAATTTAGAACAATTGATTACACTCCACTGGAATGGAACAAAGTTTTAAACAGTAACTTTTTAAAGTGGGTGGGACAAAATAAATTAGACTTCATTGCCAATGATTGGTTTGATCCTAACGATCCATTTACCTATAACTACAGATACAGTAAAGATAGTCTTAGCAACCAAAATTTAAATGGGTACTGGAGAGGGATTTATCGTTACTTCTACGACACTGACAGGCCTCACATAGCACCTTGGGAAATGCTAGGATTTAGCGAGCAACCAACTTGGTGGGAAAACATATATGGTCCTGCACCATATACCAAATATAACACACAATTGTGGTCTGACCTTGAAAATGGCGTAGTTGCCAGCGGCACACTGGCCGGGATTGACTCTGCTTATATTAGGCCAGGATTAAGTAAAATTATCCCAGTGGATGAAAACGGTGGCTTACTGCATCCGTTGGCCATTGGTATTTCTACAGAATTTAATAGTGTACAAGCATCTAGTGGATATCAGATTGGTGACGGAGCGCCAATAGAAGCTGCCTGGCAGAGAACCAGCGAGTATCCGTATGCACTGCAACGTTCGTTGGCATTGACTCGCCCTGCCTGGTACTTTGGCACATTATTTGATGTCAATGGTTATGCCAAAGATGCGGCATTAGATCAGTATACTGTTGCCAATACCAGTCGACGTGTTGCGCCCAAGGACATTGTAATCAACGGCGAAACAGTCAACAATCAAATAACACGGGCCAGCGGATACATAAATTGGATCACTGATTATATGACCAGCTTGGGTCTGGACGCTCGCTCTAAACTTAGAAACAATTTAGACAACCTAACAGTTGAGTTAAGCTACAGAGTTGGTGGATTTACCGATAAGAACTATATTACAGTTTTGGCTGAACAATATAGTCCAACCAGTACCAATGCCAGCGTAGTGGTACCAAACGAAAGCTATTCGTTAATTCTTAATAAGAATGTACCTAAAGAGCGTGTTGCCTATAGTGCCGTAATTATAGAAAAAACTAGCACAGGCTTTGCTGTCAGCGGCTACAATCTTAACTATCCTTATTTTACAGTAGTGCCTAGTGACACTGCCGGAGAAAGTTATGCTATAACGCAAGACGGTCAAGCGGCAATGATCTATAAAGAATATAGAAAACAAAAGTTGGTAATTCCATATGGTCACGAGTTTACCACTAAACAACAAGTAGTTGACTTCTTGGTAAGCCACCAACGCTACCTACTATCTCAGGGATTTATCTTTGATGAATTTGATGATACACTGGCTAAAACCAAAGATTGGGTATTGAGCGCATACGAATTTCTAGGTTGGACTATCCAGGGATGGAAGCCGGGTAGTATATTAATTTTAAGTCCAGTAAGTACAAAAATTAAACTAATAACAGCCGATGGTGTAGTTGATGAAATTACCAATGAGAGTAATGGCACTAAAATATTAGATCCAAACTTCTCCGTAATACGTCCGGTAAACTTTACCAGTGTACGTGAACCTGATCTGTTTACATTGGATACTATCAGTGGGCAAACTATTGCGTTCCTAGAGCTAGACATAGTTCAATACGAGCACGTATTGCGCTTTGACAACAGTACAGTTTTCAATGATATCATTTATCAACCTGAGTCAGGTAGCCGACAATTTAGATTAAAGATAGTTGGAAGCAAAACTGCCAATTGGACAGGAGCATTAAATCCTCCTGGATTTATATACAACAATCCAACGGTGCCCGAATGGAGACCAGGCAAAGATTATCTCAAAGGTGACATTGTTACATATAAGAGCCAATACTATACTGCGGCACAAAAGATCTCTGCACAAACAACTTTTGTACAAAGTTATTGGAAACAAATTGAAAAGACACAGATTAAAACAGGGTTGTTGTCTAACTTTGCCAACAATGCTGGAAAATTTGTTGACGTCTATGATCCAGACAGTAGTCTACTAGATCATCAAATGGCACGTATGAGTGCCGGATTAATAGGATTCCGTCAGAGAGCATATCTTGATGACTTTTATCTCGACACAACTACGCAATCTAAATTCTATCAAGGGTTTATTAAACAAAAAGGTACTAAGCAGGCCATTGATGCAATGCTTGGCGCACAATTTGGCGATTTACAAAACAACATACAGTTGCACGAAGAATGGGGTGTGCGGGTTGGAGAATACGGTGCATTATCCAGCAACCAAACAGTTGAAATTGTATTAAAAGAATCAGAGATTAAAAATAATCCCACAGGCATTACCATTGAAGAAACACCTGTTGAGGGACTAATCAATGTAACGGATAAGCAACTATGGTCCAGACCC